ATCTAGGAAAGCTGTGAAAACCGTCACCTACGCTATGCTGTATGGAGCTGGCGATGAAAAAATTGGACATAGTTATGACAAACAACTTCCTACTTACGCAGCTAAACGAAAAGGTAAGGAAATTCGTAAGGCTTACGTTGAAGCAATTGATGGACTGGGAGATTTATTACAAGCTATCAAGAAAGCTTCGGAAAGAGGGTTCATCAAGTCTATCGATGGAAGAAAAATTAAGGTTGATTCACCTCACAAAGCGCTGAACTATCTGCTCCAATCAGGAGCTGGTGTAGTTGCTAAGCGTTGGATGGTAATTAATCAAGACCACATTAAAGAATTAAATTTATGCTGCTCTCAATTGGCATTTGTTCATGACGAACTCCAATTTGAAGTAGACCCTAATCATGCAAAAGACTTATGTTCATCCTTGGTACTTAGCGCTACAGAAGCTGGCGAGTTCTATAAACTCAAATGCAGAATCGACGCAGAAACAACACAAGGAAACAACTGGAGTGAAACCCACTAATGCTATACAGCAAGAATCAGAAAGAAGTTAAATCAGTTAAGAAGACTACAAAACAAGGCCAAGGTAAGAGATCTAGACCAAAAGGTAATAGCAAACTTACCAGAGGCCAAGGTAAATGACAACACTATTAATTGACGCTGATTATATTGTTTATAAAAGTTGTGCAGCGGCTGAATATGATATTGATTGGGGCGAAGATGTAATCATGGTCGGCTCTAAATTCTCTGAAGCATATGCGAACACTATTAGAGACATCAATAGAATTAAATCAGAGTTTTTTGATCCTGATGTTATTCTTTTCTTTTCCGATTCTATTAACTTTAGGAAACAAGTTGATCCGTCATATAAGGGTCACCGAAATCGTAAAAAACCGTGCGGATACAAAAGAGTGATTTATGCATTGCATGATCAATATCGTGTTATTCGTATGCCAGAATTAGAAGCTGATGATGCTATGGGTGTGTATGCAACCTCTGAAGAGGACTGCATTATATGCTCACCAGATAAAGACATGAAACAAATACCTGGCACCTTGTATAATATGGACGAAGTGTTCACAATCACTAAACAAGATGGTTGGGAATGGTTTTTAATTCAAACATTAGCAGGTGACCAAACTGATGGTTATTCTGGAGCACCTGGATACGGCGTAAAAACAAGCGCAAAATTTTTTGGGGAAAATGGATACACTTGGAATAGTGTAGTCAAAGCATTCAAACAAAAAGGTCTCACAGAAGATGATGCCTTAAAGAATGCTCGTCTTGCAAAAATACTTACATCTAATGATTATGACGACCGACCCATATTATGGACTCCCACCGATGCCAACAGTAGAACTAACACTAGAACAGCAGTTCAAATTGAGGAGGATGAGTGATCTTCTAGAGAAATGCCCTAAAGAAGAAATGATTCCACTCTTTCTTGATCTGCAAAAGACTAATTTTATTTTAACCAACAACATTGCTGAACTATTAAAAGCATGGACTGTCCCGCTCACTACAACAGAGGAAGCATAGAAGTTTGGGATTTTATTAGAGACCAACAACTAAACTACCACCTTGGAAATGCTGTTAAGTATATTAGCAGAGCCGGTTTCAAAGGCACTGAAACGAAAACACAAGACCTTAAAAAGGCTATCCACTATCTTGAAAATGAACTCGCATACATCACAACAATTGCAGAATATGAGTCTGTCCGATCAAGCAATACAATTCCGATACGCTTACCAGATCCAGAATGGACTGGACAACCGGACTATGCAACGGAGTTTGATCGCTGAAGAGTTCTATGAATTTATCTTTGCAGTTGACAATCAAGGATACGAAGAAGAACTAAAAGAATTAGCAGATCTTGTTTATGTCTGCTTTCAATACGCTGAGAACATGGAATGGGATCTTGAAGAAGTTCTGTCTCGTGTTCACAAATCAAACATGTCCAAGTTAGGACTAGATGGAAAACCTATTCGTCGTAAGGATGGGAAGGTTCTTAAAGGACCAAATTATGCACCACCTAATTTATCAGATTTGGTATGAGTAAAGAAAAGATTGCCCGCACAGGGCGTGTACAAAATTGGATTGATGATCCCTATGGCAGACTCCCAGTATCATGCACGGTCTTCGTTTGTGGAAACGAGATGGAAGGACCAGATGGAATCGAAGCAAGTTGGAGATTTGCTTCCCATGCTCTACGAGGTGGCGCAGGGGTTGCAGTACATTTATCAGAACTTGACCCCCGAGACTACGAGAGAAAAAGCGGCGTCGTTGCGAGTGGTCCTGTATCATTTGGACGAATCTTATCGAGCCTTAATGAAACACTCAGGAGGGGTGGAAAATATAAAAATGGAGCAATAGTTTTACACCTAGATGCTAATCATCCTGACCTCTATAGTTTTATTACTGCATCTAGGAATGAATTACCATGGGTTAAACGCTGTGTAAACATCACTGATGAATGGTGGGATGCACTTGATACAACCATGCGTGATGTATTACTCCACGGTATTAGAGCTGGTGATGTTTGGCTGAACAAAGTAAAGTATGAAGGACAAAAAAGAATCCGTGGAAATGTTTGCCTTGAAGTGTATTTGCCCCACCGAGGCACTTGTTTGCTTCAACATATTAATCTTGGAGCCTGTACATTCGACGACATCCCAACAGCTTTCAGTGAAGGGATGCAAGAACTTTGCGACCTACATTCTAGAACAGGTGTTGGAGAGACTGGAGAATACCTCCCTTCAGAAACAGATCGACAAGTTGGACTTGGAATGTTGGGTCTTGCAAACCTCTTGCGAAGGTACGGTGTCACTTATGAACAATTTGGACGAGCTTTAGATCAATACAATACTAACAATCCTAAAGCAACTGTAGCCTATGAACTGGTTACTAGAATTGCAAGTGGAATAGAAAAAGCATCTGAAATAGCACGAGCAAATAAGATGGTTAGAGCTTTTGCTATAGCTCCTACTGCATCTTGTAGTTATCGATCAGAAGATCAAGATGGTTTCACTTGTACTCCTGAGATTGCACCACCAGTAGGTAGGACAGTTGATAGAGACAGTGGAACATTTGGTGTACAAACATATGATTATGGAGAGGTGGAAATTGCTAGTGAAGTAGGTTGGGATAATTATAAACGTGTAGCGGATGGCATCATGACGATGTTCTCTCGCAGTGGACTTCTTCACGGTTATTCATACAATTGGTGGTCGGATATGGTCACGATGGATGAAAAGTTTATTGAAGAGTGGCTTAAGTCTCCACAAACATCTCTTTATTATTCTCTCCAAGTTATGGGGGATGTTCAGGATAAGTCTGATGCCTATGCTGCTCTTGCTGATGCAGATTTAGAAGATTACCTGAGTTCAATTTTGGGAGATGTAAAAAATGAACCCCAATGTGACTGTGCAGAATGAACCCTTACGAAAAACTATTATCAAGAAAAAGAAAATGGACACCAGTACAGACAGTTGCTGGTACATGCAAAGAAGGAACGGAAGAAGCAATTTATCGTGCTCTTGCATTGAGACATATGGAATTGCCTGTGGGAGATTTCATTCGTGATGCGTTGGCCAATGACATTCCGCCTATGGCGCGGGAGCTTTTGGAATCCAATGTCAAGGATGAAGAAAACCACGACTTGGCTCTCGGTTACATTGCCAATGCTTACGGGACTGATGAGAAAGCCGAGCGAGAAGCGTTACAACTCAGAGATGCGTGGACTGCGCATCCTGATCACACGATCCTCAAAGCAATGGTTGCCGAACGTGCAATATTCTTTGTTCTTCTCCCGTTCTTTCGGGCTAATGGTGACGCTGGAATGCGAACAGTTTCAGCGGACATATCCAGAGACGAACAGATTCATGTCGGATCGAATTCATTGGTCTGCGAAGAGTTGGGACTCAGACCAGCTCCTTCCTTGGACAAACTCCGCAAGGCTACGATCCAATGGGTTATGGAACCCTTAGGTATTAATACTGAAGACAGGAAATTAGACAAAAAAATCTGGATCAATGCCAGCGATAATCTTATGTATCAGGGTAAAGCACCTGAACTAATCTTCACTAAGGCAGCTCGTATGCCTAGTTTCTTTGAGCATTCAAATGTCAACCTCCCACAATATGCTTAGTCTCCTGGAAGCTCGCGGCATGGAAACTAATGCAATCATCAATGAGCTTCAAGAACAATTCCCACCTATTAATCCAACACCGAATGATTCAATCGCTAAGATCATGTATTTATCTGGTCAACGTTCAGTGGTTGAATGGTTACTCAATAGAATGGAGGACAAGCAATGAGTTTAAAAAGTGCATTAGATAAGTTTGGGGCTGATGGAAACATCAATTCAGCTGAACTTAAATCATTGAAGATGGATTACTTTAGTGATGCAGGCTATAAAAAGTTTGCTCAGGAGATGCAGATCCATCAGAGACGAAGAGGTTTAAAGGTAGACGGTAGTAAGCGTACAATTAGACCAGACTCAGCTCTCAAAGCTATCGGTTACCAAGAAGGTGGTATGGATAGATGGAACGAGTTTAAAAAAACACAGACTAAAAAACTAGAGGAAGCAGGAGGTCCAGGTGGTTTAGGTCAGTGGGATTGGAAAGCTTTTGAAAAGAGTGCTGAAGGAAAAGCAGCAAAGGAAGCTGCTATGAGAGGTGAGCCGATAGGTTCACTTCAATTCAATACCACCAGTGATCCAACTGATGATAACTTTGAGTCTAAGTTTCAAGTTTCTTATATCTCAGCAGCGCAACCTCAAAAAGACAGTGCTAAAAGTTCTACTACCTATACATCTAATGTTCAACCAATTAAATTCGATGATTTTAAAATTGAGCGTCAAGATGTATCTGCTATAGATAAAAAATATAGTCTTGATAAAATTCAAGCTCGTATTGATAAGACTGCAAAAAATGCACTGCCTTCACCTAAGGCACCTAAACTTAATTATAAACCCAGAGAATTTAAACAACCATCTTTTAAACAACTTCGTAGAGATGCAAAGAAAACTTTAAAGAAGGACGTTGCTTTTAATCCTGATTCATTGAAAGTTTCAATGCTTCCTGATCAAAAGATTCGAGAGATAAAGGCATACCCACCGATGATAAAAGATAAGAAACGATAGGTTGTTCCAGTATCTTCTGAAGAAAATAAAATCTCAAAACAATTTAAAGTTAATTAACCAAAAATTTCAAAAAAATTTAAACGCTAATCATGGAAACAGCTAAAGGTAGGTACGATTATCTAAGGTCTTTCCGTGACCAATATCTAGAGACAGCTATTGAAGCTGCTAGGTTGACTATCCCCTACATCATCCGTCAAGATGATGAAGATTCAAAAACACGTACTAATTTAAAGACACCTTGGCAAGCAAGTGGCGCACGTGGTGTGTCTACATTGGCTGCTAAGTTAATGCTTGCGTTAATGCCACCGCAGACAAGCTTCTTTAAATTACAACTCGATGAAGCGCAACTAATTAAGAACGATATTGATCCTCAAGTTAGATCTGATCTTGATCTTTCTTTCTCTAAGATTGAAAGGACTATTAATGAAATGATCTCAGCTTCTGATGATCGTGTTGTAGTACACCAAGCAATGAAACACTTGGTGGTTAGTGGTAATGCGCTTATGTTTATGGATAAGGATCAACTTAAAGTCTTTCCTTTAAATAGGTATGTCGTAGATAGAGATGGTGACGGAAACGTAATTGAGATCGTTACAAGAGAACGCATTCACAGAACATTGGTTGAATCTAAGCTACCTGCAGAGGCTAAGCGAAAGGTAAACCGCGTCGGTGATGACGGAGAAACTTCTAGTTACAATGATGATGTTGACGTGTACACACATGTCAAACGAGATAACAATCGAATGGTTTGGTATCAAGAAAGCTTAGGATATAGGCTAGAAAAATCATTCAGTAAAGCACCACTTGATAACAATCCTTGGATCGTATTGAGATTCAATACTGTGGATCAGGAACCATACGGTAGAGGAAGAGTTGAAGAGTACATGGGTGATCTGAAATCACTTGAAGCTCTCACTCAGGCTATCGTAGAAGGCTCTGCAGCAGCTGCCAAAGTTGTTTTTGTAGTATCACCTAGTAGTACAACAAAACCTCAGACACTGGCACAGGCAGGCAATGGAGCGATTGTTCAAGGAAGACCTGATGATATTGGTGTTGTTCAAGTAGGCAAAGGAGCTGACTTCGCTACAGCACAAGCAATGATACAAAGCTTGGAAAGTAGAATCAGTGATGCATTCCTTATTCTTAATGTAAGAAATAGTGAGCGCACTACTGCTGAAGAAGTTCGCATGACACAGATGGAATTAGAGCAACAACTAGGAGGATTATTTAGTCTTCTAACTGTTGAGTTCTTAGTTCCTTATCTTAATAGGAAGATGAATACTCTTCAGAAATCACAAGAGATTCCTCGTATTCCAAAGGATCTTGTTAAGCCTACAATTGTTGCAGGTATCAATGCTATAGGTCGCGGCCAAGATAGCGATGCGTTGACACAATTCATGACAACTATTGCTCAGACTATTGGGCCTGAAGCAATCATGCAGTACATCAATAGTGATGAACTAATCAAACGATATGCAGCAGCACAAGGTATTGATTATCTAAATCTGGTTAAGACACAAGAGCAACTATCTCAAGAGTCTGAACAACAACAGATGAATGCTATGGATATGGAACTTGCTAAACAAGCCAGTTCATTTGCATCAGTAGATCAACAGGCTGCAGCTCAACCACAACAATAATTTATGACCGAAGAAACACCACAACCCAAAAAACCAGCTCGCCGTAAAAGTCAAAAACAACCAGAGGCTCCACCTGAACAAGAGCGTGGACTAGGTATTGCTGGTAATCCCAACAAATATGCTCAACGTAAAATGATTGGAACACCATCTATTGGTAAATCTACTAACTATGTTGAGACAGTTGGACTCGGAAACTTAAAAGTAATTAGTGCAAATGGCAACACTGACGTATGATCCATCCGAAGATACGGGTGAACTATCTGCAGACGAAAAAGAAAGTCTGGAAATTGGAGAGAAGTTAGAAGCACAACAATCAGAACTTCTAGCTGGTAAGTATAAAGATGCTGAAGAACTTGAAAAGGCTTACATTGAATTACAAAATAAGCTAGGCAAAGAGGAAGCTCCTAAACAAACAGAGGAACAACAACCTGAGGAACAATCTGAAGAGGTTGATTTCTTTGAAGCATTATGGAATGAATCTCAGTCTGAAGATAATGAATACTCAGAAGACATCATGCAAAGACTTAAAGGCATGGATCAAACTGAGCTTGCACAAGCTTATCTAAATCTTAGAGCTGACCAAGGACAAGCACCTAAACGTGATGTTATGTCTGAAGCTGATGCTGCCAGTCTAAAAGATATGGTAGGTGGTCAAGATAAGTATGGTGAAATGCTTAAGTGGGCTTCATCATCATTCAATAAAGATGAGATTGATATGTATGATCAGGTGATGGAAAGTGGTGATAAAGCTGCTGCTTTCTTTGCTGTCCAAGCACTTGCTCAAAGGTATGGTAACTCTCAAGGTATTGAAGGAGAGATGTTAAAAGGTAGAGCACCTCGTGCTGAAAGTAAAGATGTTTTTAAGAGTCAGGCT